TTTTGAACTTTTGCTTTGCCACGGAACGGTCTGCGTTGTCGGGAAGATACGTGATCTGATCCTTCAACTCAGCAAAAGTTCGACTTATTCAACAAAGCCACCAAGAGGAAGTATCTACTTCTATTTCCTTCGAAGTTATAGTTAGTTGAGCTGGATTGCGCAAACTGCACTGCATGGAAAGGCTAAATGGATAATCAGTGTTAATTTCGCATAGGTCATCTTTGGGACCATATTCTTGTGTAACAAATACTGAACCGTCAACACCTATGTATATGAATTCATCATCAATATCAGAGGCATACACATCTTCAATTTGTACATACTCAGTGTAAACTCGAGGAGCTAAAATAGTCACTTCATCTGGCAAACTCTCGTTCGCCAAATCCCTAACTGAGCTATCGATTTCATTTTCTAGGATACAGATTACTTCCTTAGCAGTATCGGCCATCAAATCTAAACAGTGCTGAGCGATGGAAACTACATCCCGTGCGTTTTCAAAAAACTGCTTGGGGGATGGTTTAAAATATTTTTCTGTTATATGTGTGTATTTATTAAGGTTAACAAACTCAGCTAAGAAATCTGATATGGAATCATCAATAAATGTAGTATTGATAACGCCTAGAAAACTATCTGGTATGTTTTTTTGGGCACAATATTTTAACTGCTGTTTCCTTGTTACTTTTCTATTAGGATCTATACGTACATACCATGGTGCACCGATAACTTTTTCTTCAGGAGCTTTTCGAGCTATAACATGTAAAATTAACTCTCTCATAGTATATGCAAAGTTGTGAAATCTCAGAGGGTTACCATGAGAGGCATAATTTCGAAGGCTTGCTATAAATAGCTCTTTTTCAAATTCTGTTTCCAATGTGGATTTGAATTTAACCATGAAATCTAATTCTAATAGTTTCTTTAGTTTCATTTTAGAGCCTTATTAGAGAATGGGTTATATCTTAGTACATCTTCTAAATGATCTGGTGCAAAGTGAGCATATCGCATTGTCATTTTGATATCGGTATGACCGAGTACGCGCTGCAACACCAAAATATTACCGCCATTCATCATAAAGTGGCTAGCGAAGGTGTGGCGTAAAACGTGGGTAAGTTGTCCCGGCGGTAATTCTATACCTGTCCTTTCCAGCGCCGACCGGAATGCGCCATAACAGTCACTAAACAACCGGCCTTTTTTATCATCTGGCAGAGTCTCATAGAGCTCTTTACTGATTGGAACGGTGCGGTTTCTTCTTCCTTTCGTGTTGGTGTATGTGATTTTGTATTTAGCAAGCTGGCTTTTCCTCAGACTCTCGGCCTCAGACCAACGTGCGCCAGTGGCGAGACAGATTCTTACCACGGTCTCTAAATCAGGGTGTTCATGCCGTTTACACTCACCGAGCAGTTGCGAAATTTGGTCCTGAGTTAGCCAGGCCATTTCCATTTCTTCTGTGCGGAATGGGCGCATATTTTTAAGTGGGTTTTCCCCCTTCCATTCTCCGAGGCGGTTCAGCTCATTGAACACTGCCCGGAAGTAGGCTAGCTCAAGATTTAGCGTGCGAGGTGATACCTCTTTCACTCTGTTTGAGCGGGCATACTCACCCTTTAACCGTTTTTCTCGGTAGCGGGAAAACATCTGCGCATCGAAATCGCGTGCGAGTGGCTCGCCCATACACTCAAAAGCATGGTGCATGGCTAACTGACGTTTCAAGCCATCTTTCAGTGTAATGCCATGAGCGCTATACCATGAGTCAACCAGCTCTTTTAACGTGCGCCTGTCTTCCTTTTCTTCCTGCCACGGGTTTTGAACGGTGTACTGTTCAAACGCCAGAGCCTCGCCCTTAGTAGCGAATTTCTTTCTGATGCGTTTGCCTTTTGCACCGTTTGGGTAGAGCTCACAAATCCAACCGCCAGTTGGATTTTTACGCACGGTCATTAGTTAACCTCGCTGTATACACCCATCACGCGACCTAATGCTTTAATGTCATCAAATCCACATTCGAAGGGAACCTTGCCCCCTGCTACATGTAGTCTTCTGCCTGGCAATTTTGTTAATTCTCGAATGCTAATAGCACCTTCAATATCGACGAGCCATTCTCCATCTGATAGGGATGCGTCTCGCTCGATGAAATGGAGTTTTCCGTCAGCGTAGACGGCAATTGGATTCGTAAGCGGCTTGCTAAAGAACTTGCCAGCAATACTCAAATCGCCATCACTAACCAGAGACTCTTCACTTAATGTGAATTTCTCCACATTTTGGGTATCGGTATTCATATTGCCGGTTGTAGGTGACCCTTTGCCGGTGAGTAGCCAAGCGAGATTTGCGCCAGTTTCTAGGGCGCAATGCACAATAAAGTCATAAGAAATGGAATCGCGACTGTACCTGTTAGCAAGAGAGCTTGATGCAATTTCGAAGTGTCTAGCTAATTGAATTTTCTGAGAAAATCCGTAAGCCTCGCAAATCCTGTCCAGCACTTCTTCATTGTTTAAACCAAGACCTTCAATTCTCATGTAGCTTTAACCTATTTACAAACTCCATTTTGGGAGTTATGTTAAGCCTAAACCTAGGCAATTAATGGCGAACGTTGGCAAACAGATGGCTATTAATTGCAATCTTTAGTAAAAGGGGAATCATGCAACATGGCTTCTGAAATCGCAATCATCAAAGTTCCCGCACCAATCGTTACTTTGCAACAATTCGCAGAGCTTGAGGGTGTTTCTGAACGCACCGCCTACCGCTGGACAACCGGCGATAACCCTTGTGTACCAATCGAACCACGCACCATCCGTAAAGGCTGCAAGAAAGCAGGTGGCCCGATTCGCATTTATTACGCACGCTGGAAAGAAGAGCAGTTGCGTAAGGCGTTGGGTCATTCCCGTTTTCAACTCGTCATCGGCGCTTAATTCACTTTATGTGAATGGTAAGGATGCAACATGTTTGATTTTCAGGTTTCCAAACATCCCCACTATGACGAAGCATGCCGGGCTTTTGCGCAACGTCACAACATGGCGAAGCTGGCCGAGCGTGCGGGTATGAATGTTCAGACGTTACGCAACAAGCTCAACCCGGAACAGCCTCACCAGTTCACGCCGCCTGAATTGTGGCTGCTGACTGACCTGACAGAAGACTCAACCCTCGTTGATGGCTTTCTTGCGCAGATTCACTGTCTACCGTGCGTGCCGGTAAATGAGCTGGCTAAAGACAAATTGCAGTCTTATGTCATGCGAGCAATGAGTGAACTCGGCGAGCTGGCAAGCGGTGCGGTCTCTAACGAGCGCCTGACCTCTGCACGTAAGCACAACATGATTGAAAGCGTAAATGCTGGCATTCGCATGTTGTCATTGTCGGCTCTGGCGCTGCATGCGCGGCTTCAGGCTAACCCGGCAATGACAAGCGTTGTAGACACCATGAGCGGCCTCGGTGCCTCATTCGGTCTGATGTGAGGTGCTTATGTTGAATAATGAACCGTCATTCGCGTCTCTGCTTAAAAAGCAAAGTCCCGGCATGCACTACGGCCACGGCTGGATCGCAGGTAAGGACGGCAAGCGCTGGCACCCGAGCAACTCACAGGCTGATTTACTGGCTGGTCTCTCTACTCAAAAGCAGGGGGAATCATGGCTATCGAAGCTGTTTCCGCGACTGTTCCGCTAAAAGCGGGTGAACGTCTGGCCGGTCTCAATCATGTGGCTGAATTGCGCGCAAGATATTGGGGCGATAGCTGGAAAGAGGTTGAACGTTTTGTCGATGATATGCGTGATAAACGTGACCCACAATTTGAAGAAAATAATCGGGCGCTGGCCGCTATTTTCTTTCTGGCAAAAATCCCTGCGGCTCGTCATGAGCTCCAATTAAGTGAGCTGACTACTGACGAGAAAAAAGCGCTTATTACAGCGATGAATCATTTTCGCGCAGTGGTGAGCTTATTTCCAAAACGGCTAACAATGCCGAATTAATCCAAACAGAAATTTAATGGCGTAAACCCGCCGGGCTTCTTATTGCCCGAAATCAGGAGAATAAATTATGCGTAATACCGTAACCCGTAGTTTTAATACAGATAGCGATGCGCTGGCCATATTGCTGACTGATGCCAAAAAAGAAGAGCGTAAAGACCGCGCGCTCGCTGTTTCAATCCGTCTTGAGGCACTGGCGATACATATCATCAAAGAGGGGATGAGCTGTACCGAAGCCGCCGAACTGCTGCGCCGTGAAGCCACTCGCTTTGAGAATGAATCACAGGAGCTGCACTAATGGCCGACGCAATGGATTTAGCACAACTGCGCGAGCAGGAAGACCGCGAACGCCACATCAGCAACGCGCGTAGCCGTATCGCCTCACCTTCCCGTTTTCTCTGCGAAGAATGTGACGAACCAATCCCGGAAGCTCGCCGCATTGCGATTCCGGGTGTGGCCTTTTGCGTGACCTGTCAGGAGGTCACCGAATTGAAATCTAAACATTTTCGGGGGGTATGACTTGGCGGTTCAATTCGCTTATCCGTGGAATGCTCCACGGTCGGCAATAGCCAGCCCATATCTTACCTATGACCAACAGTATCGCCGCGACCGTATGTTCGCGGCTTTGCTGCATGCAAAAAAGGTACTTTCTCTCCAGCCAGAGTGCGTACGTTTTGACGTTTATCGCACTGCGGCGGTGCTGGAGCAAAATCAGAGCAGTCAACGAGCCAATGCTTTTTTAATCAGTTTCTGCAAAAAGGCATTGCCGCGTCTTGAGCTGGTCGCAAAAAAATATGAGAGCGCGGGTATCAACACTAATGTATCAACCGCCGTTTTCGGTGGACATTTTGACACCCGACTCATGCAATATCTGGCATCTCGCATGGTTAATCTTGTCGCCAGATATAACCGCCTCCCTGATATGTCGCGCGCCGATGTTGACTTGCTGGCATGTGACATCGCTAATTTCATTCGTTCTGAGCTGGGAAATATTGATGATTCAGGTTTTGGTGAGCTCAAAACGCTATACACCTGGTACATGCACGCTGGTTTTATTTCTCTGCAATTCAATGTCACCCCTCCCCATTGGGAGCGCGTAGCAAATAAATACTTCAACAAAGATGATATCGCCCCTGCAATAATCCGTATGTTCACTGAGTCATGGTGGCGTAATCGTCTGCGTCGTGTCGCGTCGGCATGGCGCGAACACCTACAAATTGCAGTCGGCAACGTCAGCAAGAAAAAGCACGCCTACGCGAGTAAAAACTGCGTAACAGACTGGCGCGAACAGAAGCGCCGAACGCGTGAGTTTCTCAAGGGACTGGATCTCGAAGACGAAGACGGCAACCGCATCAGCCTGATTGAAAAATACGACGGTTCGGTCGCTAATCCTGCGATACGCCGCTGCGAACTGATGACCCGCATCCGTGGGTTTGAAAATATCTGCAATGAACTCGGTTATGTCGGGGAGTTTTACACCCTGACTGCACCGTCTAAATATCACGCCACGACTAAAGCGGGATACCGTAACAGCAAATGGAATGGTGCCAGCCCATCGGACACGCAGAGCTATCTAACTGGCCTTTGGGCGCGCATACGCGCCAAGCTGCATCGGGAAGAAATACGCATTTTCGGCATCCGTGTTGCCGAACCTCATCACGACGGAACGCCGCACTGGCACATGCTTATGTTCATGTTGCCGGAGGACGTCGAGCGCGTGCGCCTTATCATCCGTGATTATGCATGGGAGGAAGACCGCCACGAACTGAGAAGTGATAAAGCCAAAAAAGCGCGCTTTCATGCCGAGGCCATTGACCCAGAAAAGGGCAGCGCTACCGGCTATGTTGCTAAATACATTTCGAAAAATATCGACGGTTATGCTCTCGATGGTGAAACCGATGACGAAAGCGGTGAGCTGCTGAAAGAGACAGCCCCCGCCGTTTCAGCATGGGCGGCGCGCTGGCACATCCGTCAGTTTCAGTTTATTGGTGGTGCGCCGGTGACGGTCTACCGTGAGTTGCGTCGTCTCGCTGATACCGAGACCGCGCACGGTTTAAGCGTTGAGTTTGCCGCCGTTCATGATGCCGCTGACGCCGGTGACTGGGCTGGTTACGTTAATGCGCAGGGTGGCCCGTTTGTCCGTCGTGACGATTTGCAGGTGCGCACGCTGTATGAGCCTCGCGCCGAGTTTAACCAGTATGGTGAGGAAACTATCTGCATTCGCGGCGTGTACGATTCCGCCGTCGGCGCTGACACCCCGATTTTAACCCGGCTAACGCAGTGGAAAATTGTGCCGAAGCGTGCCGTTGATTTGGCCGTTGACGTTAAAGGCGCTCCTGCGCCCTCTCGGAGTTCTGTCAATAACTGTACGGGGAGCGAAAGCGAACCACCGGCACTGGATTTAACAAAACCATTGAGCCGGCGTGAAAAACGAGAGCTGACCAACCGACTCAGGAAGAAAAAGCCAGCAACACGGCGAAAATTCATACACGGAACGGATGAGCAAAACGCAGCTATAGCGAAAACCATCGATGAGATACATCTGACAACCGGCAACACAATCAACCGGGGCGAAGCCCTGCACCTGATGGCGGGTGGTAAAAGCTGTTTTGAGGGCAAATGGCTACGTGGGACAGCAAGAGGAGAAATATTTTCTGCAGCACCCTCACATGAGGCCAAAGCTAGGAAAATCCTTAATCGTGTTGCGGTTATAGCTGAACTGGCAACGAAAAGGTAACCGTTAATATTCATCCATATCATGTACATACAGTGTATTTACCGTCATTTTTTTCTTCACACCTTTTACCGACACGTGATACTGTATGTTTATACAGTATCTCGTATCGGAGGTTATGTGGATAGAGAGTTAAACGAGCACGTTATGATTGAGCGGGTCGAAATGATTGCGCGTCTGACGGCAGAGGGTACTTGTAAGGAAAGAGACCGCGAAATCGCATTGAATTTAATTGCGGAGATAGCCAGAGGGAACTTAATGAAAAACAACTCCTTTTCGGTTGTTTTCTCCGCGACGCCCGCTAAAGAACGATTAAAAAGAGGTGGTGAAGTGAGGGTAAACATTACGTTGGGTATAGACCAAAAAATTGGCCAGCCGGTTATTGATGCTTTTCAATGCGAATTGACAAGGCGAATACAGTCTGTTTTTCCGTCAACGCGCGTTACAGTTAGAAAGGGATCCATGACGGGTGTTGAGCTGATGGGGTTCGATAAAGACTCAGACCGCGAAGCGCTGGATAGTATCCTTCAGGAAGTATGGGAAGATGAAAGCTGGCGTTAATCCCTGAAAAATGTGCAACTTTCAACCCTATGTTTGATAGCATGGGGTTGTTTTATATGGGGATTAGATACAAAGGAAAATCATGGATACCGTAATAGCATTTTTATCTCTGGCTCTCTTTATTGCTTTTATCGTGGGTTTAATCAAGCCATCGCTGGTTCGGATGCCGAACCGTAAGCGCTCCAGCGCGGTTTACCTCGGGGGATGCCTAGTGCTGGCCGTTATTGGCTCAATCTTATGGCCGACTGAAAAGAGTCAGCCTGTGGCAAAAACTGACGTACCGGAGATTAAAACGGAACCGACTGCGCCAGCATTCAAGTATGCAGATAAAACTCTTAAAGAATATCGTAACGAGCCAAAAGAAACACGGCACGATATTGTTAAAAGCTACGTTGGCTTCAAAGATGTACCAGCAGACGCTACTAATGATTTCTATGCTTGTATGAGCGAATATACTTTCACTAAAGATGATAATTTAAAGCTAGGTGAGGTTTTGGGTTGGTGTTTTAACGACTTTGAAAGAGATCCACAATCGCTAAACAGTAAAATTAACCTTGATACATTTAAGAGTAATTTTAGCGGGTGGGACGGTTCCTATCGTCCGTTAGAGAAAATGATTAAAGACAGTATGAACGATGACTCCTCTTATAAACATGTTTCAACTGTTTATCATCTGATTTTGAATAAAGACCCACATGCCATTGTAAAAACAACATTTCGTGGTACTAATGCCTATGGTGGAGTGGTTAAACAAACTGTTGCAGCGCGCGTAAACGTGCGAACGGGTGAAATCGAGTCGATACTCGACAATTAACCAATATTGTGACGAACGCCGCCGGTGCTGAAATTCGATTTCAGTGCTGGCGGGGTTGAACAACGAGCTTTGTGAGGCGTTAGGATGCGTAAATTAAAAGCTGTTTGGACGTGGATTTTTCGTATGAATTTAAAATTTTTCGGCATAATTATCCTTTCTGCGTTGATGTTCGTTTTAGGTTTTTTCCTCGGTGGCTTTAATTGGGGGTGGGCTGATAAGAATCATGCCGGTGAGGTGGCTTTGTGGAGTATGCTGGGTGGGTGGTTATCTGCAATTGCAACTCTACTTGCCGTGTTAGTCTCATTGTACATGGCGTATCAAGCTACTCAGAATGAGAATGAAAAAATCAGGGTTACTCACGGAATAAGTGTGGATGTTACTCATGGTAAGGGGGTGAATTGCAATCTCATTATTCAGAATATGAGAAATATGACGGTGAATATTACGGGTGTTTTTTTCTCTCTGGGGAAATCATCAGCCCGTTTCTCTTTAGATAATGTTATAGGCCATCGTGATATAACGCTATCATATAAAGGTGAAACAGAAAGCGTTAAATTTACAATCGACTCAGGGGTTGCTTGGTGGTCGACGTATGCGTTTTTTGATATGAATAAAAACATAGATTTTAAAAAAGGTAAGCTATTTATAACAACCAACCTCAACACATATGAATTTGATTTGCCAAAGGCATACTTAAAAGCTTTTGAGGACGCCTATTCTCGTTATCAGGCAATAATAAATTAAGCTGCATGCAAAAGGTGCATGAGTTTGCATTCGTTTTTTATTCCAGTATTTGCCAGCCAGCGCCAGTGCTCGCGCGGCTCGGAGCTCCTGATGCAACTGCATTAAAAATGCCCCATAAAGCGGGCAGGCGAGGCGGGGAAAGCACTGCGCGCCAGCGTACTTTTGCGCATTTATTTTCGCAGCCTGAGCGCGTCGCTGTGCCGCGCAGGTTCGCTAGGGTGTCGGTGGGTGGTGCGGGGGTGTTTGAAGGCGTGGCGGGCTTCTGAGGCGGTCAGGCGTGGGGGTAAGAAAAAGCCGCCCGGAGGCGGCGGAAATCAGTCACTTTCGGTGTCGAGGGTGTAACTTTTGAACCGGATCACCTCCTGACCGGCCCAAGCGTTGACCTCGCGCATCCGGTCTTGTAGCGGGATGAGCTCGTTACGGACAAACACCTTTGCCACCTTCTCGATATCGCCGAGCGAACCGACGTTTTCCGGCTTGCCGCCCATCAGCTGGAACGGGATGCGGTGAGCGTCGAGCAGGTCGGCGGCGCTGACTTTTTTGATATTGAAGAAATCGTCTTTCGTTGCCACCTCACTGAGCGGCACAATTTTAATGCCGTCTGGTTTTCCGTGCGGTGCGTAGAAAAACAGATTTTTGAAGTTGCCGAGCCCCTTCGAACTGCGCATCGCATCGCGCAACGCCTCAACATCGGTACCGCTTTGCGCGGCGTCCGTCACATACATGATGTAACCCGCATGCGCCCCGTTCTGGTAATACTTGCGACGGAACAGCGTCGCCGCTTCATTCAGCCAGGCGGAGTTTAGCGCGCTGAGATATTCCGGCATGCCGTACAGCTCCTGGTTGATGTCTGGCTCCAGCAGGTGGAATACGGATCCCGGCGCGAACGGGTGCGGCTGGTCAAATGACGGCACCCACCAGTAGACATCATCTTCTATACCACGCCGCGTGTATTTAGCCGGTGACGCTTCCAGCTTCAGCGGGCGACCGGTGACACTCTTTCGGAGCTCTAAAAACGCGTTGCCAAACACCAGAAAATCAAGCGCGAAGCGGCTGAAGTCCTGTTGTGACAGTAGCGGGTGCGGAATAAACGTTGAGGCCAGAATGTTGCGCTTAACGTAAATTGGCGAGCTGTGATGAACGGCGGCGCGCAGGCTTTTCGCCAGCCCGTTAAAGCTGACCGGCGGTTCGAACCAGCGGCCATTATTGACGCATTCCACGTAATCCAGAATATCGCGGCGGTCGAGCACGGCGCTCGGTTCACCAAAGGTAAACGCCTCCATTTTTTGGGGCGCGCTGTCTTTCATGTTTCGCGGGCGCTTTTGTAGCTGTGGCTTGCGGCCTTTGTATTTACTCATCAGTTGAACTCCAGAATGGATGATGTTACCTGGCCGCTGCCAGCGGTAAGCGGTTCGTTTAACAGCGCGTGCATGGTCGCCCAAGCGACGTCCGCGTGACTGGCTTCCTCGGTGCGGCTGGCCTCATAGGTGGCGCTGCGCCCGCTGCTGGTCATGGTCTTACGGATTGCCATAAACGAGGTGGTGATGTCGGTGGCGCTGACGTCATATTCGAGACAGCCACGGCGGATAACGTCTTTTGCTTTCAGCACCATTGCGGTTTTCATTTCCGGCGTGTAGCGGATATCGCGGGCGGCGGGATAAAACGAGCGAACCAGCTGGAAGACGCCAATACCGAGGCCGGTCGCATCGATACCGATGTACTCAACGTTGTATTTTTCGGTGAGCTGGCGGATGGATTCGGCCTGAGTCGCGAAGTCCATGCCTTTCCACTGATGGCGCTCCAGGATGCGAAACTTGCCCCCGGCGACAACCGGCGGTGCGAGCACCACACACCCTGCGCTGTCGCCGCTGTGCGAAGGGTCGTATCCCACCCAGACCGGGCGGGAGCCGAACGGGTTGTCGGCGAACGGGGCAAAGTCTTCCCACTCTTCCAGACTGTCGACCATGCAGCGTTGCAAATCCTCGAACGGGAACACCGACGCCTTGTCGTCAACGAACTCGCACATAAACAGATTGCGGAAGTCGTCGACGCTGTTTTCGCGCTTGAGTTGCTCCAGATTGAACAGCGTACAGCCCCCGGCGAGCGCATCCTCAATGGTGACAATCTGCCGCCACTGACCGTCAGGACACGCCACGCCAGCGGTGAGCGCGTCATGACTGATATCGATGTCAACCCGCTCGCTGGCGCTGGCGCGGCCCCGGTTGAATAATTCCCCCGACCAGAACGGGTAAGCGCCGTGTGCCAGGGTGGAAGGTGTCGAAAAGTAGGTGCTGCGCAGGTGGCTTTGTGAGGCCATGCCCGACGACACTTTGCGTAGTTTCTGGAAGTTGGGGATCCAGAAAATTTCGTCGACATAAAGGTCGCCGTTGTGGCTCTGCGCGGTGTTTGAGTTGGTGCCGAGAAAAATCAGCTTTGCGCCGTTGTTGCCTATGACAATCGGGTCACCGGTCAGGTCGACATCGACCCGGCGGGCAAACTGAATGATGTACTCGCGGAATACATACGCCTGCGTCTTACTCGCTGACAGGAAAATCTGGTTATGGCCGGTTTTCAGCGCATGCAGCAGCGCCTCGCGGGAAAAGTAGAACGTCGCCCCAATCTGGCGCGATTTCAGAATGTCGCGAATACGGTGCTCAAGCCCGGCGCGGTGCCAGCGGAGCTGATACTCGAAAGACTCCGCGAAAAAAATCTCTTCCAGTTTCTCGATAGCCTCGTCGCTGAAAAAGTTCTTTGTCGGCTTTTTGCGGTCGCCTTTGTTGCGGTTGGCCACATTGGGATTAAGGTCAACCTCATTTCCGGTCTGGCCATAGCGATTAATGCGCGCAAAGCGCTCCATCTGTCGGGCCAGAAAATCCGCCACCTTGAAATCGTGGGGTGTCAGGTTGGGCTTTGCGTAGAGCTGAATCAGCCGGGCCTCTAAGGTGCTTTCGACCCGGTTCAGCGGTGCGGTTTCCTCCCACTGGTCGCGCTGTTTCCAGCTCTGCACCGTCGGGCGTTTGGTCTGCAACATTTCGGCAATCTGCGGCACGGAAAACCCCTGCCAGTACAGTAAAGCCGCCTGGCGTCGCGGGTCGTTTAATAAAGTGGTGTCGGTGGTGATGGTCATGGATGCCTCGCCGTGATTGATACAGGGCAAGGCTAAAGAAACGGGTGATGCGAATCGCTAAGGTGCTGTTGTGTGAGGGATAAGCCATCCGGGATTGATAGCGGGTGGGCGGCGACGTCGGGAAACTAACCCCGACCCGTTAACCCGATATCAGGACTCCTGACAATGGCAAAAAAAGTTTCAAAATGGTTTCGCATCGGCGTCGAAGGCGATACCTGTGACGGCCGCGTTATCAGCGCGACGGATATTCAGGAAATGGCTGAGACCTTTGACCCCCGCGTCTATGGTTGCCGCATTAACCTCGAACACCTGAAAGGCATCCTGCCGGATGGCCCGTTCAGCCGTTACGGCGATGTGGTTGAGCTGAAGTCTGAAAAGATTGACGACGATTCGGTACTGAAAGGCAAGCTGGCGCTGTTCGCCAAAATCACCCCGACCGATGACCTGATCGCAATGAATAAAAAATTGCAGAAGGTCTACACCTCAATGGAAATTCAGCCGAATTTCGCCAATAGCGGTAAATGCTACCTGGTCGGCCTCGCCGTGACCGATGACCCGGCCAGCCTCGGCACCGAATACCTCGAATTTTGCCGGGGTGCCAAATTTAACCCCCTCAACCGCTTCAAAGCCGAGCCGGGCAACCTGATTTCCGTCGCCACCCTCGCCGAGCTGGAGTTTGAAGACCAGGCGGAAAATGTCTTTACCGCCCTGAGTGACAAAGTGAAAGCGATCTTCAGCCGCAAACAGGCCAGCGATGACGCCCGTTTTCAGGATGTGCATGAAGCCGTGACGGCCGTCAGTGAACATGTGCAGGAAAACCTAACCGCCACTGAGCAGCGTCTTGCCACGCTGGAAAATGCCTTTGCGACGCTGAAACAGGACGTCACCACGAAGGCCGTCCAGACCAGCCAGGCATTCAGCAAGTTAAAAACGTCGCTGGATAAAACCGAAAGCACCGCGCAGCCACGCCGCAAGCTCTCCACCGGTGGCGGTGGCGATGAGCTGCTGACCGACTGCTAAACGGTCATGAATTTATCGCCGGGCGACAGGCTTGCCCGGTCAGACAACCAGATTTAACCAAACAGGAAAGACTATGCGTCAGGAAACCCGTTTTAAATTCAATGCCTACATGTCCCGCGTTGCTGAGCTGAACGGCATAGACCCGGACGACGTGAGTAAAAAATTCTCCGTCGAGCCGTCCGTCACGCAAACCATGATGAACACCGTGCAGATGTCCTCGGCCTTTTTGCAGAAAATTAATATCGTGCCGGTGGATGAGCTGAAGGGTGAAAAAATTGGCGTCGGCGTCAATGGCACCATCGCCAGTACAACGGACACCAACAGCGGCAAGGAGCGTAAAACCGCCGACTTTACCGCGCTGGAGTCCAACAAGTACGAATGCGATCAGGTCAACTTCGACTTTCACTTCAAATATAAAAAGCTGGATTTGTGGGCGCGCTTCCAGGACTTCCAGCGCCGTATTCGTGATGCCATCATCCAGCGGCAGGCGCTCGATTTCATCATGGCCGGGTTCAACGGCGTTGAGCGCGCCGAAACCTCTGACCGCGCCACTCATCCGATGTTGCAGGACGTCGCCGTCGGCTGGCTGCAGAAATACCGTAATGAAGCGCCGACCCGCGTGATGAGCAAAATTGTCGACGAAGAAGGGAAGGTTGTTTCCGCTGTGATCCGTGTGGGTAAAAACGGCGATTACGTTAACCTCGATGCGCTGGTCATGGATGCAACAGACAACCTGATTGACGAGATTTATCAGGAAGATGCCGAACTTGTAGCGATTGTGGGTCGTAAGCTGCTGGCCGATAAATATTTCCCGATCGTCAACAAAGACCAGCCGAACAGCGAGGCGCTCGCGGCTGACATCATCATCAGCCAGAAACGCATCGGCAACCTGCCCGCCGTCCGTGTGCCGTACTTCCCGGCGAACGCGATCATGGTGACGCGTCTCGATAACCTGTCCATCTATTTCATGGACGAAAGCCACCGCCGATCCATCATCGAAAACCCGAAACTTGACCAGGTGGAAAACTACGAATCGATGAACATCGATTATGTGGTCGAAACCTACGCCGCCGGGTGCTTCATTGAAAATATCAAGTTGGGCGATTTCTCTGCCGCGCAACCGGAGGGCTAACCGATGACGAGCCCCGCACAGCGTCACATGATGCGGGTCTCGGCCATTGAAACCGCGCAGCGGGAAAACAACCCGCTGCGGCATGCCACTGCCTATGAGCAGATGCTGGTTAAGCTGGCCGCAGACCAACGCACGTTAAAAGCCATCTTTGGTAAAGAGATGAAAGCCACGAAAAAGCGCGAGCTGCTGCCGTTCTATCTGCCGTGGGTTAGTGGCGTGCTGGAACAGGGTAAAGGCGCGCAGGATGACATCGTGATGACCGTCATGCTGTGGCGTCTCGATGTCGGCGATATAGGCGGCGCGATGGATATTGCCCGCTACGCGTTTAAGTACGGTCTGACCATGCCTGGTAAACACCGCCGCCCGCCGCAGTACATGTTTACCGAAGAGGTGGCACTTGCCGCCATGCGCGCCCATGCCGCCGGTGAACCGGTCGTCGTGAGCCAGCTACTCGACACGCTGGCGCTGACCGCCGCCGCCGATATGCCTGATGAGGTGCGCGCAAAACTGCACAAAATCACCGGCCAGGTGCTGCGGGACAACAAACAGCCCGCCGACGCGCTGGCCCACCTCAAACGCGCGATGCAGCTCGATTGTCAGGCAGGCGTCAAAAAAGACATTGAACGGCTTGAGCGTGAGCTGAAGCCCAAACCGGCAATGGTCGCTAAAGCCCCGGTAAGAGCGCCGCGCGCCGTGAAAAACACGGCACCGGCTAAACGTGGCCGACCGAAAAAGACCGCCGGTTAACAGAATGCGCCCCGCGCCAGGGCGGCACGCCGGTCGATGAGGGTGATTTACCCGACCTGAGACCGGCGTCCACCGCCCACCTATTCAGAGGTAGTCATGACGACGCTGATTATTAAAAAGAACGATGAGCCGGGTGGCGTGGTGGTCATCCCGCCGCCTGCCAGCGATGAGCCGGTGATAAAAAATACGTTTTTCTTTCCTGACATCGACCCGAAACGCGTGCGTGAAGGGATGCGCCTTGAGCAGACCGTCGCCCCGGCCCGGCTGCGTGAGGCCATCAAAACCGGCATCGCCGAAACCAATGCAGAGCTGTTTTTGTGGCGGGAACAACAGATTGCCGGAGGTTTTAGCAAGCTGGCCGACGTGCCGGCTGACGATCTCGACGGCGAGAGCGTGCGCGTTTTCTATTACCTGCGCGCCGTCACCTCAATGGCAACCGCCACGCTCTACGAGCGTTATCGCGGTGTGGATGCCAGCGCCAGAGGCGACAAAAAAGCCGACAGTATCGACACCACGGTCGACGAGCTGTGGCGGGACATGCGCTGGGCGGTATCACGCGTCCAGGACAAACCCCGCTGCATCGTGAGCCAAATCTGATGCAGGCCATCGCGCAACAGGGCGACACGCTCGACATGATTTGCGCCCGGTATTACGGGCGTACTGAGGGGGTATTCGAGTCGGTGCTCGCCGCAAATCCGGGGCTGGCTGAGCTCGGCGCAGTGCTGCCACATGGCACGGTGGTCGAACTGCCCGACGTCCAGTCATCCCCCGTAACTGAAACAATTAATCTGTGGGAGTAAACACATGACGGAAGGTGAAAAAAGCGTCCTGTCACTCTTTGTGATCGGCGTGCTGATTGTCGTCGGGAAAGTGCTGGCCGGTGGCGAACCCATCACTGCTCGCCTTTTTATTGGTCGCATGCTGCTGGGCGGCTTTGTCTCGATGGTGGCCGGGGTGGCGCTGGTGCAGTTTCCCGACCTGCCGCCCGCCGCCGTGTGCGGATTTGGCTCGATGCTGGGTATCGCCGGTTATCAGGCGGTGGAAATTGCGATTCAGCGCAGGATTAAAAAAGGTGAAAGCGATGGCGGTCATTAAGACACACCCCAACGTCGCGGCATTCCTCGACACGCTGGCGTTTTCAGAGGGTACAGCGACGCACCCGCTGACCCGAAACAACGGTTACGACGTTATCGTCACGGGTATCGATGGCAAGCCGGAGATTTTTACCGATTATCGCGATCACCCGTTCGCCGGTGGACGCCCGGCGAAGGTCTTCAATCATCGCGGGGAAAAATCCACGGCATCCGGGCGTTACCAGCAGCTTTACCTGTTCTGGCCGCATTACAAAAAGCATCTCGCTTTGCCGGATTTCAGCCCGGTATCACAGGACAGGCTCGCCATTCAGCTTATTCGGGAGCGTGGTGCGCTGGAAGATTTGCAGCAGGGGCGCATCGAGCGCGCGATTTCCCGCTGTCGCAATATCTGGGCTTCATTGCCGGGTGCCGGATACGGTCAGCGTGAGCACAGACTCGACAAGCTGGTCGCAGTGTGGCGCAAGGCCGGAGGGGGAACTGCATGAAGATAGTGATTCTCCTGCTGGCGCTGGCCTGTGCGGGTCTGCTGTGGATGAGACACGATAACAGCAATTTGCGCGCCTCATTTGAACGTGCGAACCGGGTCGCCGGTACGCAGAAAACCACGATCACCATGCTGAAAAATCAGCTCAACGTTGCCGCAGAGCAGTCGCAGCGCAAAGAGCTGGCGCAGGTTGCCATGAGGGATAAGCTCACGGCGGCTAACCTGCTGGCCTTTCGGCGTGAACAAACTATCACGAGGTTACTCAATGAAAATGACGCGTTTCGCCGCTGGTATCGCGCTGATTTACCTGATGCTGTGCGCCGGTTGCACCAGCGCGCCGCCTGTACCAACGCCGCCGCCGGTGATTGTTTACAACGCCTGCCCGAAGGTCAGCCCCTGCCCGATGCCGGGCAGCGACCCGCTAACTAATGGCGACCTGAGTGCGGATATACGCCAGCTCGAAAACGCCATGAAAAGCTGCGCAATCCAGGTCGATACGGTTAAACAATGCCAGGATGAAATCGATGCAAAAGCCCAACAGTCTGCGAAAAGCCTTAACTGATGCGGTGCCGGTACTGCGTACTAACCCCGATATGCTTTGCCTTCGCCTGGACGATGGCAACAATACGGCGACGCTGGCGCGCTCCCTGTCGTTTGAAAAGCGGTACACGCTTAACATCGTGGTCACGGATTTTACCGACGATATTGACCTGCTGTTTGTGCCGATTATGGCCTGGTTGCGCGTCAATCAGCCGGACATCATGACAACCGACGAGGGGCGAAAAAAAGGATTTGCCTGGTTCGCTGACATTAATAACGACAGCAGCCTCGATGTCAGCATCAGCCTGTTGCTGACCGAGCGCACGCTGGTCAACGAGGTCGACGGCGCAATGTACGTTGAGAACATCCCGGAGCCGCCACCGCCGGAGCCGGTGACGAGCCCTGTCGAGATGTGGAGTAATGGCGAACTGGTGAGTAAATGGGATGAATGACTTCAAACCCTTTGAGGACAAGCTCGCCGGATTGATAGCGGCCCTTTCCCCCTCCGGGCGTCGTCGGATGACCGCCGATATTGCGAAGAAACTGCGCCAGCGGCAACAACAGCGCATTAAATCGCAAAAAGCGCCGGACGGTTCGCCATTTGCCCCACGTAAGCGCCAGCCCGTCAGGGCAAAGCAAGGCCGGATTAAGCGCGAGATGTTTGCGAAGCTGCGCACCAATCGCTATATGAAAGCGACCGGTAACGACAGCGCGGCGGTGGTGGAATTTACCGGGAAAGTGCAGCGCATCGCCCGCGTGCATCAGCTCGGGCTCAAGGATAAACCATCCCCCAAAAGCGCAGCCGTCGAGTACCCACAGCGCCAGCTCCTGGGCTTTACCGAAGATGACCGGCAGCTTGTGGAAAGCGTCATTATCGACTACCTCGCCGATTAACGTTGTGCCAGCCAGGGCAAAACGCCCGCAGATTGCCGCCGGAACACCCCGGCGGCATCCTTTCCCCTATGAATACTCTCGCATCTATCCAGGAACTCGCCCGCGCGATACGCAACATGATCCGCACCGGCATCGTCGTCGAAACTGACCTCGACGCCGGGCGCTGTCGCGTGCAGACCGGCGGCATTTATACCGACTGGCTCCAGTGGCTGACGCATCGGGCCGGGCGCTCACGCACCTGGTGGGCTCCCTCCATTGGTGAGCAGGTGATGATTCTGGCCGTGGGCGGTGAGCTCGATACCGCTTTTGTTTTGCCGGGTATTTATTCCGACGACAACCCCGCGCCGTCGGCCTCGGCGGATGCCTGGCACGTTGAGTTTCCCGACGGTGCCGTTATGAGTTATGAGCCGGAAACCGGCGCGCTGACCGTCACCGGCATTAAAACCGCCGATGTGACCGCATCCGATTCGGTTGCCGTCAGCGTGCCGGTGGTGCTGGTCAAAGCCTCGACTCGCGTCACCCTCGATTCACCGGAGGTGATCTGCACCAATAAGCTGACGACCGGCACGCTGGAGGTGAAGCAAGGCGGCAAGATGTCCGGTGATATCGAGCACAGCGGCGGCTCATTCTCTTCTAACGGCAAGGTGCTCCACACCCATAAGCACCCTGGCGACAGCGGCGGAGAAACGGGGGAACCACTATGACAGCGCGTTATCTCGGCATGAACCGCGCGACCGGTGAAAGCATCTCAGACGTTGACCATATCAGCCAGAGCATCGGGGATATCCTGCGCACGCCCGTCGGCTCCCGCGTCATGCGTCGTGAATACGGCTCGCTGTTGTCGCAGATGATAGACCAGCCTCAGACCCCGGCGCTTGAGCTGCAAATTATGGCGGCGTGCTACATGGCGATCCTGAAGTGGGAACCACGTGTCAGGCTGACCAGTATCACCACAGCGCGGCAATTTAACGGGCAAATGGTCGTCGACGTGACCGGCCAAATCACCGATACCGGCGAGAGCCTTTCCTTAACCATTCCTGTGAGTTGAATCTATGGCAGTTATCGACCTGAGCCAGCTCCCCGCGCCTGATGTGGTGGAAACGCTGGATTTTGAAACCATCCTCGCCGAGCGCAAAGCCACACTGATTTCACTGTATCCGGAAGACGAGCAGGAAGCGGTCGCCAGGACATTGACGCTGGAGTCAGAGCTACTGGTGAAATATCTCGAAGAGAATGCCTATCGCGAGGTGATTTTACGCCAGCGCATTAACGAGGCGGCGAAAGCCGGAATGGTGGCCTATGCCATCAAAAACGACCTCGACCAGCTCGCGGCAAATAATAACGTTGAACGCCTGGTCATTACCCCCGGAGACGATACCCAAATCCCGCCAGTGGAGGCGGTATTGGAATCCGACAGTGATTTACGCCAGCGCATCCCGGCGGCATTTGAGGGCATGAGTGTTGCCGGGCCGACCGGTGCCTATGAATTTCACGCCCTGAGTGCCGACGGACGTGTCGCGGATGCTTCGGCTAATAGCCCGGCGCCAGCAGAGGTCACTATCGCGGTATTGTCGCGGGAAGGTGACGGCACGGCGTCGGATGATTTATTGATGGCCGTCAGTACCGCGCTGAATGATGAGAGTGTACGACCGGTCGCTGACCGCCTGACAGTCGTCTCGGCTGAAATCGTCAATTATTCGATCGACGCGGTGCTGTATGTTTACCCCGGCCCGGCGACCGAGCCGATTCTTGCTGCCGCAAAAGCGCAGTTAACTGCCTATATCACGGAGCAGCGCCGCCTCGGTCGTGACATCCGAATGTCGGCGATTTACGCCGCGCTGCATGTGCAGGGGGTCCAGCGCGTCGAGCTGCGCGCACCGCTGGCCGATGTGGTGCTGGATAAAACGCAGGCGGCTTATTGCACCGACGCCCGCGTCATTATCGGGGGATCGGATGAATAATTCTCTAATGGCGCCCGGGTCATCTCTGCTGGAACAGCGAGCCGCCGCAGCATGCGCCTCTATCAGCGATTTACCCGTATCGCTGCGCGATTTATGGAATCCGTGGAAATGCCCGGTGAAATTCCTGCCCTATCTGGCCTGGGCGTTTTCTGTCGACCGCTGGGAAGAAACATGGTCGGAAACAGAGAAACGCCAGGCTGTTAGTGATGCTTTCTGGATCCACCAACGCAAAGGTACCGTTGCCGCCGTTCGGCGTGTGATTGAAACGCTGGGCTACAGCATGACGCTCCAGGAATGGTGGAAGGTGGCCGATCCTGCCGGGACATTCCGCCTTGAGATTGACCTCAACGATATCGGCATTACTGAGACGATGATTAAAGAGTTAGAACGAATTATCGGCGATGCAAAGCCGGTGAGTCGACATATATCACAACTCACACTATCGGCAAGCGTGTACGGCATGGCTCATATAGGCGCGGCAGTGGTCGACGGGGAAATTATAACGGTGTATCCGCCGGGGTATGAGCCGGATGACAGTATTTATTATGACGCAGCCGTTAATTATGACGGGAATTATCATTACTCCGGGAAATAATATGACCAGTATTATCGAAACACCTAAATGGGGCGACGTTCCTCTAATTACCCGCACGGATAAAGTGGAGGGCGGTCGCGGTGGTGCAGCTAATATTCAGGCGACCCAGCTTGCAAACAGGACTGCATATCTGAAAGTGTTGCTGGAAGGCAGTGTTGATTTTAAAAATCTGACGTTCTTCAGGACGGATGATGACCCGGATGGAACGATTGCCGGTATAGCCAATACTGCCGAAGGGCAGATCTTCCGTGTTGCTCAGGGGGTAAATTCCGAAACGTCATTTATTTATTACGCAAATAAAAATAGCGTAGCTGAAGCCATAGCGAATCTGCCTTCAAATAGGGCTGTTGAGGTAGTTAAATCATCTGTCACCGATATTTCTCAATCCTTTTCAAGAGGGTTGCGAGATGCGGAAATAATGCTATCAATGGTAAAGAAAACCAGTCACTGGACGAATGTCACAACGAGTGCATGGGCGGTGGGGTGCGTATCTGATGGGCTAGTTTTTAATTTTATCGAAATGTGGGCTGACGGCATCAGCAATATCGACAGCCTGAAAATCAGTATTTATTCTCGCTCCACTGATGGAGCAACGATCTTTCCTGGAGCCTCTGACGATAAGTTGCTGAGTTCGAAAATCATCAATATTAGCGATGTCGCAATAAAGTCACCTATTGCAACCGGATATCAGCTTATCCGTCTTGTTTTTGATGATACAGCGGTACCAGTCGGCAACACTGCACTTTTCGTGATTCAGCCGTTTGATGCAAACGGCAATCCTGTTTATATGGGGTGTGGTCGTAAGGATATTACTGATAGCGAGACTGCTGCACTATCAAACTCCCTCGGCGGTTTCTGGATGCCAGTTGACCAGTCTGAGTGGCGTCGCATTACTATTCCAGAAACATCGCTATATCGCATCGCTTTTAATGTTGGGTATGAAAGT